GCCGACTAAGAGTGAGCGCATCACGAAGGTGGGGTCGTGTGGGGCGATAGCACTTCCAGCACAGAATCTCGTTTGTTCTGCTTTTATAAGCGCTTCAAACGGGCTGGAAAGTTGGGTGTCCGCCATTCTCGATCCATCTGTATTGAGCACTGCTCACACCACTTACAAACCATTTCCTTATGCGCAACCGGATGAGGTTATGTGTAGTGTGGTCATTGTGAGTGCCTACATCCGCTGCTTGGCTGATGAGTCAGCTCGAGCTGCGGGTAGGTGCAATAATGTAGACACATTGCTGTCAGGCCAGGAGGTTATCCGGCCTGGCGGTGCGAGTGTATGGTCTGATGAGGCTGTGTACCATAGTGCCGATCGCTACATGGGCAAGCTTCAGGCTAGTTTCAGGAGTGAGCTTGATGCCACGCGGGGGTGTCTGGTTAGGCTCTGGCCTGTTCTGACGGTTCCAGATTACAGCCGTGAAGTGGTGTCCGCTCCGCATTATGGCCATGGTGGCTGGGACCTGTCCGTGTGTTTTACACCTCTGCAGGTATCCACCATGTGCGGTCTTGAGAGTGCGGTGGGCGGTCTAATCGCTTCACCCGCCATCTTGACTCACATGGGCAAGACTGCGCGATCGTTTCTGAACCGCTCTATGGCTGATAGCGACATGTCGCGTGCGAATCGCATGCACATGGCCGTGTTGGCTGCCGGCGTCAACGGTCATTCGATAACTTTTGATTATGCTGTGACCTACACGTCAGAAGAATACTGCATGGATGATGTATACGTCATACCAGGTGATACTGAATGTGTTGTGCGGTCTGAGGGCACTATGCTATCTGAGGAGATACTCACCAGTTGCCTTTGGAAGCAGTACTTGGTTGAGGAGACCATAATGATCACTGCCGCCCCACTGGACACGTTTCACACCCTGACTTGGGCGCTATCAGGCACCCGAGACACTATAGGGGCTACATGGACGATGGGCCGCGCACGGGGCTTGGCTCATTTCGATCCTGCGGCTTGCTCACCTGGGCTGACAGTTGGGTTGACGCCACAGTTCACTCATGAGTGGCGCTCGAAAGTGATGTTGCCCGCTCAGGCGGCTGTTGCTGATGCAGACGCACTAACTTGGCTTGTCGGCATATGCTCACGGGCTGCTGGGTACGGCAGGCGATTTGTATCGCCTGGCTCGCCCACAGTCATAGCCCCTTGGTGCCTCAGCGGCGGTAGCAAGGCACCGGAGGTTGGTGGGACCAAGCTGTCACTCATTGATGGTGAAAGTCGGTTCGCAACCTCTTTGCGCGCGAAGTTGGGCTTGCCAGCTTACAACGTCTCACCTGTCACTAAGGCATCGCACGACGCCATTAAAGAGCTTGTTAAGGAGTGTGGCACAAGCCCAGCTGTCTTGAGCTCGACTGTTAGTGCTCTGCAAGCTGCTATGGATAAGCTGATGGCTGCTAGCGGTGGCAAGGATGTTGTCAAAGATGCTGGCGGCGCTGGAGCTGATACTGATGCTGCTAGCGCCTGAGGCGTCGGCAATCTTATGCTAGCAGATGTTCTAGCAAAAGTAGAGCCAAGGTGGTTGGGTGAGCCGATTGAGGGCTTGCCGCAACTGTTAGTTGTTATAGCACCTCCACTGTATGGAAGCACGACTTATTGCACCACTGCTGACGCTCATGGGCTCACCGTCGATGGCGGTGCCTTGAGGCGCGGCGGCAGGCGTGCTGAGCGCTTGCTTAAACGGGCTCAGACTACCGGCTGCTTTCTTGAATATAATGATTACGTGTACTCAGGCGTTGTAGGGGCGTTGTCCAAGCTGTCGGGCAGCGTTGTTTTGTTGCCTGAGCACCCATCCAGGCTCGGGCTCGATTTGTCTGGCTATAACGTCGCAGTGGTTGGGGCTGCGCCACTCGACAGTGCCCAACTGCGACACAGGTGCGGTGGCGATATCGTGAAATACGGGCTTGCGGTTGCCAGCAACAGGGTGCACCTCAATGCTCTCGTTAACAAAGAGTACCCTGCGCTTTCTTTGGATAAGCTGTTTGCAATTCTCAATAGCGTGCGACCCGGTCGTAACGACAGGCTCGCGCCAGCTCTGCCTGGGCTGAGGC